GCGCAGACCAACAAGGTGCGCCTGGCCCGCCTCAAGGGCGAGCTAGTCGATCGCTCGCAGGCCGTGGCACACGTGTTCAAGTTGGCTCGGGCCGAGCGCGATGCCTGGCTCAACTGGCCGGCACGAATCTCGGCGCAGATGGCGGCAGGCCTGAACGTCGATCCACATGTGCTGCACGTCGCCTTGGACGCGGCCGTGCGCCAACAGCTGCAAGACCTGGGCGATTTGCAGCCGAAAGTCGACTGACTATGGATGAGTTGTTTTACGAAGGCTGGGATGCCATCGAGCGTGCCTGGCGTGAAGGTCTGACGCCCGATCCGCTGTTGACCGTGTCCGAATGGGCCGACAAGCACCGGGTGCTCTCCAGCAAGGCGGCCTCCGAGCCAGGGCGTTGGCGCACCAGCCGCACGCCCTACCTGCGCGAGATCATGGATTGCTTGTCGCCCATGTCACCCATCGAACGGGTGGTGTTCATGAAGGGGGCCCAGGTCGGTGGCACGGAACTGGGCCTGAACTGGGTGGGTTACGTGATCCACCATGCCCCAGGACCGATGATGGCGGTGTGGCCCACGGTCGAGATGGCCAAGCGGGCTTCCAAGCAACGCATCGACGCGCTGATCGAAGAGAGCCCCGCCATCCAGGAGCGCATCGCCCCGGCGCGCAGCCGCGACTCGGGTAACACCATCCTGGCCAAGGAGTTCCACGGCGGGGTGCTGGTGATGACCGGCGCCAACAGCGCAGTGGGCTTGCGTTCGATGCCGGTGCGCTACCTGTTCCTGGACGAGGTCGATGGCTACCCGCTGGACGTGGAAGGTGAAGGCGATGCGATCTCGCTGGCCGAAGCCCGCACCCGCACCTTTGCCCGGCGCAAGATCCTGATCGTCTCGACCCCGACGATTGCCGGTGCCAGTGCTGTCGACCGGGAGTTTGAAGCCTCGGACCAGCGCCGCTACTTCGTGCCGTGCCCGCACTGCGCGCACCGCCAGTGGCTGCGCTTTGAACAATTGCGATGGGAGCGCGGGCAGCCAGAGACGGCGGCCTACAGCTGTGAAGGCTGTGGTGAACCCATCGCCGAGCACCACAAGACCTGGATGTTGGAAAACGGCCAGTGGCAGGCTTGCGCACCAGAAAACGCGGGACGTACGGCCGGGTTTCACCTGTCGAGTCTGTACAGTCCGGTCGGTTGGCGCAGCTGGATCGAGATCGCTCGGGCCTGGGAGTCGGCCGCGATGTCCGACACGCGTTCGGCGTCAGCCATCAAGACCTTCAAGAACACCGAACTCGGTGAGACCTGGGTCGAGGAAGGCGAAGCGCCGGATTGGCAGCGCCTCTTGGAGCGGCGCGAGGACTACCGCGTTGGCACCGTGCCCGCGGGCGGCTTGCTGCTCACCGCCGGCGCCGACGTTCAAAAGGACCGCATTGAGGTCTCGGTCTGGGCCTTCGGGCGGGGTAAGGCGGCCTGGCTGGTGGAACACCGGGTGCTGATGGGCGATACCGCCCGAACGGAAGTCTGGTCAGCCCTGACACAGCTGATGGGGGAAACCTGGACCCACAGCAGTGGCTGCCAGTTGAGCCTGGCGCGCATCGCCCTGGATACCGGCTACGCCACGCAGGAAGCCTATGCCTTCGTGCGCAGCGTTCGCGATGCACGGCTCATGCCCATCAAAGGCATCGCCGGTGGCGCGGCGCTGATCGGCACGCCGACGGCAGTCGATGCCACAGCGAGCGGCAAGAAGCTGCGTCGGGGCATCAAGGTGTTCCCGGTGGCCGGCGGCATTGCCAAGCTGGAGTTCTACAACAACCTTCGCAAGAGCGCTGAGGTGGCGGACGACGGTCTGACTCCTGTCTACCCGGTCGGCTATGTGCATCTGCCCAAGGTCGATGCCGAGTACCTGCAGCAACTCTGTGCTGAGCAGCTGATCACCCGGCGCGACCGCAATGGCTTTGCGCACCGCGAGTGGCAAAAGATGCGCGAGCGCAACGAGGCGCTGGACTGCTACGTCTACGCCCGAGCTGCTGCGGCAGCGGCCGGCCTGGACCGGTTCGAAGACCGGCATTGGCTCGAATTGGAAAAACAACTGGGCGAGAAATCGGCAGGACTTGATCCTCCGACCGACGCCATCACTACCGACACCCCCGAGGCCACCCGAGAGCAGAAGTTCGACGGTGGCCTCAGCACTTCTGGCGGCACCAAGCTGGCTTCGCGCCGGGTGGTGCGAAGCCGATGGATGACCTGATGAGCACCTATACCCCTGAGCACCTGCAGGCTTTGCGTGAAGCCTTGGCCAGCGGCGAGCACCGCGTGACCTACGAGGGCAAGAGCATCGAATACCGCAGCGTGGCCGATCTCAAGGCGGCGATTGCCGAGGTCGAGGCCAGCATGGCCCGTGAGTCCGGTGCACCGAAGTCGCGCCAGATCCGCGTGACCACCAGCAAGGCGCTCTGATGACCTGGCGCAAAACCATGTCCCGCATCAGCCGCCGCATGTTCGGCGGGACACCTGTTTATGACGGCACCGGTGGTGGCCGTCGGGCCCTGGCCTGGATGCCGGGTAACCCGGGCGCCGTGGCCGCCCTGTCGCTGGCTCAAGACGAACTGCGCGCCAAGAGCCGGGATCTGGTGCGGCGCAACGCCTGGGCTGCTGCGGGCATCGAAGCCTTTGTGGCGAACGCCATCGGCACGGGCATCAAGCCGCAGAGCATGGTGCAGGACCAGGCCACCCGCGAAGCGATTCACCGCCTGTGGTGGGACTGGTGCGAGCAGGCCGATGCCGCAGGCCTGACCGACTTCTACGGTCTGCAGGCCCTGGCCACGCGCGCCATGCTCGAGGGGGGCGAGGCACTGATCCGACTGCGTTACCGGCGAGTCGAAGACGGTCTGCCGGTGGCCCTGCAGATCCAGGTGCTGGAAGCCGAGCACCTGCCGACCACCATGAACCGCGACTTGCCCGGCGGAAATGTGATCCGTGCCGGTATCGAGTTCGACCGGTTGGGTCGTCGGGTCGCGTACCACTTGTATCGATCTCACCCGAACGACGGGCTGTTGGCGCCGATGCCCAGCCAGGGTGGCATGGACACGGTGCGGGTGGATGCCAGTGAAGTGATTCACCTGTTCCGTCCCTTGCGCCCTGGTCAGATCCGAGGCGAACCGTGGCTCACCCGGGCACTCGTGAAACTCAACGAACTGGACCAGTACGACGACGCTGAGCTGGTGCGCAAGAAAACCGCTGCCATGTTCGCCGGCTTCATCACCCGCATGGCCCCAGAAGACAACCTGATGGGCGAGTCCGCGGCGGACGCCAACGGTGTTGCATTGGCCGGTTTGGAGCCGGGCACGCTGCAAATCCTGGAACCCGGCGAAGACATCAAGTTCTCTGCTCCGGCGGACGTCGGTAGCTCTTATGCCGACTTCATGCGCCAGCAGTTCCGGGCCGTGGCCGCCGCCATGGGCATCACCTACGAGATGCTCACCGGGGACCTCACACAGGTGAACTACTCGTCCATCCGGGCCGGCCTGCTGGAGTTCCGCCGCCGCTGCGAGGCCTTGCAGCATGGCGTAATCGTCCACCAGCTATGTCGGCCCATCTGGCGTGCCTGGATGGACCAGGCCGTCGTCGAAGGGGCGATTGATCTACCGGGCTACCGCAAAGAGCGACGCACCTACCAGGCGGCCAAGTGGATCCCACAGGGCTGGAGTTGGGTCGATCCGCAGAAGGAATTCAACGCCATGAAGCTCGCCATCCGGGCGGGCTTGATGAGCCGGTCGGAGGCGATCTCTGGCAATGGCTACGACGCCGAAGACGTGGATCGCGAGATTGCAGCGGACAACGCCCGAGCGGATGCACTGGGCCTTGTCTTCGACTCCGATGCCCGGCATGACCAGGCGCCCGCACCGGCACCCACTGACACCCAAGACGCTCAGGCCGCTGACGAGTCTCCAGTCGATCCATCGGCCGCTACCGCCGACAACCAGGACCCTCAACCATGACTTACCTTGCTTCCCGCCTGTTCGGGACGCCTTTGCTCATCCACCGACCCAAGCTGGACGTGATCCTGTCCGTGGTCGGCCAGCGCATGGGCATGGCCGATGTTCCCGCCATGCCCATGATGGACATGACCGCCTTTGAACGGTCGCCGCTGGCCGCAGCGCCTGAGGGCATTGCGGTGATCCCGATCCATGGATCACTGGTGAAGCGCTCGCTCGGCATGGAGGCCGCCTCTGGCCTGACTTCCTACGGCGATATCGCTGCGATGCTCGATGCAGCGTTGGTCGACCCTCGGGTCAGCGGCATCCTGCTCGACATCGACTCGCCCGGTGGCGAGGCCTCGGGCAGTTTTGAACTGGCCCGTCGTGTGCGCGAAGTGGCGGCCCAGAAACCCGTCTGGGCTGTGGCCAATGACGCGGCTTACTCGGCAGCCTATGCCATTGCTGCCAGCGCACAACGCCTGTTTGTGACAGAGACGGGTGGCGTCGGCTCCATCGGTGTGATCGCCTTGCATGTGGACCAGTCGCTCAAGGACGCGAAGGACGGCTACCAATTCACCGCCGTCACCGCCGGCGCACACAAAAACGACTACTCGCCTCACGAGCCGTTGTCAGACCAAGCTAAGGCCGAGCTGCAAGGCGAGGTCGATCGGCTCTACGCCATCTTCACCGATCACGTGGCCGCCATGCGCGGCCTGGATGTGACTGCTGTGCGCGCCACCGAGGCCGGGCTGTTCTTTGGCGGCAATGCCGTGGCCCTGGGGCTCGCCGATGGTGTCCAGACGCTGGACGTCACCCTCAGCCAATTCCAGCAGTTCCTCAACGCCCGTCAAAACGCCCTTACCCATTCGCCGTCTCAGGTGCGGGGCGTCATCCGTGCTGAGGCGGCACCCCCAAAGAAGGAAATGACCATGAACGAAGAAGAG